GTAACCATGTAACCATGCAATGAAGACGATAACTGTCCATTTGGAGGACCATGAACATCATACCATGGTGGCGATGAAGGGGAAAAATACATGGAGACAAGTTCTCATAAGAGGATGCACAGTTTTAGAGGCAGAGGAGGCCGCCCGTGGAAATGAGTGAATCTGTGTGGTGGGAGGCGTACTCTATCTCACTGGCGCCGATACCGGCATCTGGCGTACCCGACGGCTGGCGAGAATGCGACGGCGAGAACGGCACCCCGGACTTGCGGCCGGAAAGATGGATGATGAAGGAGGCGGAGCATTCGGTCAGTTACTACTCAAAGAAAATGGAGGAGGTGAGCGGCGGATGAACTGCGCGCAGTGCGGAGAGACGGTCGATCATCTGAACGATGACGAGGGCGATATGATCTGTGACTATTGCTATGCGCATCGACGACTGGAGGACTATGAGTAGGAGGCCGCGAGGATGAGAATAGTGCTACGCCACATTTGGCGAGATTGGTGGTGGATTGTTGGAGCCTACCGGACCAGGCCAAAGCTCGAAATGTCGCATGAATCGCCGTCGCTCCAATACGTCCCATCTCAATACATGACGGCCGATGACGCCACCGGGCTGTACATCGATGACGCCGCCGGGCTGTACATCGACGACGCCTAAGCCTGCCTCGCCATCTCGTCCGGGCTCAAGCCGCCTGCAACCGAAAGTTATTTATTCTACTACTACTACTACTAATCATGGAAGGGCAATCTCTGAAATGCCATAAGTGTGGCTATAAGTGGGCATATAAAGGGAAGTCGCGCGGCTACGCGACTTGTCCTCAATGTCTTTCAAAGGTCAGAGTTGCTCCTCTGAAAGAAGAAACGGTGAGTACAGATGGAACCTAACGGAATAAAGACTTTTCGGGTAGCAATTCGAGGAACAAAGCCCCTTTTGCTACATAGCACAATAGTTATGACCGATGCCCCGAAATTGGCAAGAGGAGCGAAACTTCCGCCTGAAGACGAAGCCGAACTTGGACTTTATAAAAACAAATCCGGCCAGATCATTTTACCTGAAGATGTGATACTCGGAGCAATAAAGGCCGCTGCTGTCGATTTCAAGGTTCCAGGCAAGGGCAAAAAGACATACAAGAACTATGTTGATTCTGGCCTTGAGCTTGAAAGTGATGCACTTCTGGAACCACAAACATATGAGATCGATTCTAGGCCGGTTGTAGTCCAGCGTTCTAGGGTGATTCGGAGCCGCCCGCGTTTCGATGAGTGGTCAACCGAGTTCAGGATAATAGTCCTCGATACCGACACATGGATTGACCCCTTTGATAAGGTATACGGCGGTGGTGCGAATCTCAGGGACGTGATCGCGGCGGCTGGAAAATATAAGGGCCTCTGTGATTATCGCCCTCGGTTTGGCCGATTCGACGTTGTAGGCTTCGCCCCATGCAACGTAGGAGATTAAGCTCCGAAAGGAGCTATATGTTTTAGGCATGGTTAGTTGGGTCCGGGTCCGCATGGGTTGCGTTGGGTGATGCGGGGCGCGGTAAGTTGAGATGAGGCACGTTAAGGCATGGATTACACATCGCTTGAATTATTGATGATTCAAGCCCTTGAGAAGAGGGGGATAAATTTCAGATCACAGGTTCCGACACGATCGGGATTTGTCCTCGATTTTCTCATCGGGGAATCGTTGGTTATCGAAGTCGATGGGCCTTGCCATGATGGATCAAAAAATAAGCGTCGTGACAGGGGGAGAGATAGGATACTGAGAATAGGAGGATACAAAGTACATAGGTTAAGCTATAAGAGGATGCAAACCCCAGAAGAAATAGATCGATGGCTTGATGAAGTTTTTGGCCCGCTAGAATAGCGGCTTAGAATCGAGGCGAGGTTGGGCGTGTCCCGGTTAGGTCTGTTTAGGTTCGGAGAGGTGGGCAATGTTCGCGGTTAGGTGCGGAGAGGCAAGGCACGGCCTACCTATTTTTTTCTTCTGGAGATAATGTATATATATGCCTGCATCTTGGATGGAAAAGGCCCCCGGACCTAGCATCTGACAGCGGGGGGAACTTGTCAGAGGTTCCGGTAAGACTGAAGGTTCGCCCCTGGTAAGGCTCACATTTGGGGCATGATCCGCTATGGGAGCTTATAATAACAAGGTCATAGTTATATTCTAATAATCGTATTCTGGTTCCTTCCCTGAAACTCTGCATAGACACATCGTGGATGCACATTTCTGTATAATTCTTAAGAGTCCATTGGCGGCCACGCTTATCGAAAAATCCCGTTATGCCCCGCCGGGCGAGATCCTCTCGCATGGCCTTTGCTGCAGCCTTGGTGGACTCTGCCCCCAAAACTGTCCCTTGTGCATATTCGAGTTGAAGCGATCTGAATAAGTCGTCTACTTGCCTTCCGACGACCAGATCAACGTCTTTCATCCTCGAATAAGTCGCCTCGGCCAAAACGCTAGCGGCTTCTTGATGTAAGGTGCCAAACCCGGCGGCTAGGTGGGTGCTAAATGCCATTTCATCTGCAAAGCTGACGCCTTCCCGATACAAAAACGGCACGCTCTTCTCACACCACGTCCTGGAGCCAGCTAGAAGCTCTTTGCGGGCCGTGGTGATGTTTGCTTTCACCTGCTGGAGATAGGCCGGATCTGAGCCTCTGAGGAGAGCCGTATTTATATGAGATTGAATTCTATATTCTCCTCTTTCATATAATCTGATTAATCTCTCTGCCTCTTTATCTGTTAGTCTTCTGATGGTTTTTTCATCCATGCTGTCACCTAGGCATATTGAAGTTTATTTCGGGATTTTCAGCCCAATATGTTGATAAAAGTGAAAACCAATACCATCTGTTCCAGTTTGTTTTCGAGTGGCAGCTTTTACAAAGGGGAATCAAATTCCACTCCGCCCCGCACCCCTGACCTTTATTATAATCGACATGATGTACATCTAAACCAGAACCGTTTTCAGGCGCACCACAGATGAAACACACCCTATCGAATCTATCCCTCACACCCTCCTTTAATCGTCGGTTGAATTTTGGGCAATACTTACCAAATGAGACGCCCCCTCTCCAGTTATGGTGTCTCGCCCCTTGGTGAGATGTGCTCATTCTCCTTCTAGTATCTTTAGTTGGTCTTTTGCCATATTGAGGGTGCTTTTCCCCACTTATGGCTTCTCCTATCGACCTGATGGGTATTTGATATTGTTTTAATCGATACCAGATGGTTGAACTACTACAACCAAGTTCTGAAGCAATGTCTCTGGTGGACCTCTCTTTATCTTCATACTCCGTTTTAAGCCAATCTAAGCTAATGTCGACCCTGGGACCACCCATCAGATTATCCCGCCCTTATTCTTGGATTCTTCTATCTCGGCCCTCAAAGCGATTACGTGATCCTCTAAACACGCTATCTTTTTTGCTATGTCGTCGCTGATAGCTATTTTCATATCCAGCTTGGCCTTTCGGAGCAAGAGGCCCCGACTTATCAAATGTCGGATCTCCTCGCTGGTTGCCGCGAAATCGTCCTCTTCTCTGGCAGCTTCAATCTCCTCGTACATGGACTCGGTCATTTTAATCATGACCGGCCTTGTTAGCATTTCTGGCATATTACAATAGTGTACCCCATGGTATATAAGGTTACTGTATCTGCTTTTCAATCCGGGCCTCGCCCCGCTCGTAGAGCTGGATGAGGGCCCTGGCCTGGGCGTCGGTGAGCTTCTGGATCTGCTTTTCGCTACGCATTGAGCCACCAATGCTCTACTGGATCGATCAATCTAATATCTCCGAAACGGCTTTCACGATATCCCGCCCGTCGCAAAGCACCGAAGCCGGGATCGCGTCGCCTGTGGTCGGATTGCGGGCGATCGGAGCTTCCAGGACGCCGGACGGTGCCGCGCCCGGATACGATACTCGGAGGTCGGTCAAAACGTCCCCTTGGTCTCGGAGCGAAAGCGTCGTGATGTCGATCTCCTTGTATGGGATGTTCTCAGCATCTAGGACAGTCTTCACGTGCTGGCATCCTGAGCACATGGGGGCGGTGTAGAGCTCAATCACGTCTCCACCCCCCCGGCGCTGGGCAGCTCGATCTGGAGCGGCTCCTCACCGGGATTCTGCACGGCCTGGCTTTGTTCGGCCTTTGCCAGCTCTCCCATAATCGCCTTGATCTCATCCGCGTCGTGCCCGAGTTGCCGGAGACACTCCTCGGTCGAATAGATCCTCTCTCGGTGGAGCACCCCTAACCGTTCGGCGGTCTCGGTCGGATCGGATGCAACCGAAAGCTCCCAGTCCATCTTTACGTCGCCGGCGGTGATTTTTGGGAGCCCGGATTCCGGCAACGCCAGCCTCGAAGCTGCTTCGAGAATCTGAGGTATCACGTCCCAAAACGCCGCCCGGAACCGCCGGAGGTGGTCCATTGTGGGGGTGAGTTCCAGCATCAAGGCCCGCCCACTGGCCACGTTGGCCGCATCCACCCCTGACATCATAGGGGCGGAGATCTCGGTGCAGTTGACCCAAAGCTGGAGAGTGGCGTTGATCTCTCGGAGGATGAGGTCGATGGCCTCGACAGGCGACGCCACGTAAGCCACCATGTCTTTCGCCGACATTTCGTAGGCTTTGTGGATGAGTGTCTTCTCGGGGTCGAATTTCACCCGATCGGTGTCAGGATCTCGTTTTATGGCATCGGGGTGGACGACCGTAACAGGCTTAGAGTGCTGGCTTAGGATGAATCGCATCTGGGAGAAGGAGAGCTCCATGCTTTCGACGTGACTCAGGGCCTCAGAGGAAAATGAAGCGTCTGGGATGCCGTAAGCCTTGTCACTCGTCCTGGAGTTCCAGATGGGGAACACGCACCAACCGGCAGTCGTCTGCGAATCGTTGCCGTCCAGGTCGTAGCCCTCGAAGAGGTTATTCTTCTCGGAGAGATCCTTTCTGGCGAGCTTCCCAGACTCCTCGATCTGGTATAGCCGGTACTCGATGGCGGTTTCTGAATGGATCTCAACCTTGAGCCACTTGATCTTTGATCCGCCTTCGGGATCTTCTGCCCACTCTTTGAAAAGAACGTGATACTGAAACTCCCTGTCATCGTCGGGATAACAGACGGGTATCCAGCAGTCGGGCCGAACCGCCCGGGCCTTGACCCGCTCGCCAGACCTGGAGACCTTCACGACGCCGACACCGCACCGGCACCAATCGGTCCCGGCCTCTTCCAGCGTGACGCCGAACCTGTCGGACTTGAGCCAGGCCTGAAAAGCCTTGTCCATCTCCTCGGAGGCGAGGGAGAGTTTGAGCTCGGGCAAAGCGCCGTTCAGGACGACGCCGACGGCCTTCTCGGGGAGCGGAACCTTGATATGCAGCTTCTTCGGCTTCGCTTCGGCGTCCTTGTCCATCCAGTTCTTCATCACCAGGAAGGAATCGCGCTTGCCGTCGAAGATGTCGATGTTCTCA